CTCCTCAACTGGAAACCCAACACTTCGAATGGTCCAACTCCCTGGAAGTATGGGAAGTAGACCACGTAGCCGAATTAATTAAATACTAGGTATTATGAAGGTAAGATCAAAGAGATTAATATTTGACCCTATGGGGTGGTGTTATCCTATCCCGTTGGCCATTATTATCCAATTCGATGATGGGTCTGAATTACGGGGGGAAGTCCATAAACTTAATAAGGTTAATATGGTCCAATTCTATATCACCCAACCCCAGGAATCAAAGAATCTTGAAGAGTATTATGATAAGCTATCCCAGTTTAGTATAGAGTTAAGGAAGATTGCAGCTCTTGCTGATTTCTTAAGAGCGGGAGACGTTGACCACAGTTTCAAATGGTACATGGGTACCAATGGAGTGGTATTCTTGGAACCCATCCCCATAAAATCTCTTCCTTACCTCCCACATTTTTAACTATGGAACCCCTTTATTATATTGCAATAATTAATTAAATATAAGGATAAAGATGAAAGACGAATTATTATTCAAAGAAAGATTAAAAACTATACTAAGGCAATTGAGTAGTGACCAAGCAGATGAATTGTTTGAATCCATACTAAAGGATGACAGATTCTCTTACTTGGACTCATGCCCTAGCTTTGAGGATTTAAAACCCAAAGAAGTTAGATTCTTACACGACCAATTCATTGTAATCCAATACTCAGACGACCACCGATTACAGGGGGAAGATATTAGGGGAGTATTAATATACCCATATAAAAGTGATTAATTATGATATCGAAATCAGTATTAAAGTTTTTTCCAAAAGCAAAGTATGTATTCGCAGAGGTCCCGGGATTAGTGGATGACATAATCCAAGTCGCCCCCTCTGCCCATATCCAGATATGTGGAGCTAACGCATTCATGGGAGTAATTGAGAGAACAGAATCAATTATCTTCTCCAATGTCTTACCCACCCAGCAGGCTGCTGCTATGTACATACTTCATAAGATGGATAAATTAAACCTTCCTCATTTTTAACTGTAGATCCTTTTTATTATATTGCAATATTAATTAAATAATATAAATAAGGAAAATATGGAAAATATTAAAAAGATGACAGAATTCGTGAATCACGGATTAGGATTTAGCTTATTAAGAACTGAGTGGGATTTCACTCAGTGGGATGAGGATAAGCCAGCAGCAGTTAGTAGATTTGAATATGCGGTTGCATTACAGAAAACTCTAGACGCAGCGGATGCTTTAGGTAGTATAGAACACACCTGCGACTGGGATCCGATTATAATGATAGATATGAGGGACGGTACAAGGTTAGAATCCAGTTCACATTATTATCAATTGGTGGATGTTCAGGAAGAGTTTATAAAAATAGAAACTCCAGATAAAGAAGCCTTAGAGGATGTTTACTCGGGTGACATGGATATGGAGATCTACAAATTTTATGATGCAGAAGAAGGAGTTATTACTATTCCGATGGAGAAAATTAAGAGTATAACTATTGACCCGCAATAAAGGAAGAAAATTATGAAGAAATTAACTTACAAAGAGGCAAAGGGAGAATTACTAGATAATTTCTCGAATATGCGAGATACAGGGGCAGCCCTGGACGAGGTATTGGATGATTTCCAAGACCCAGATTCAATCGATTTAATAAACCAAGCCCACCAGGACTTAATAAGGTATAAAGCTTATGAAGAGCTTGAAGATGAGATCGAGACCACTATTAAGGAACTTGTAGGAAAAACCCCAACTGTGAACATCCAAGTTTTTGAAGACGAACTTATTCAATTTATCAAAGATCACCAGTATGTTAAGGAACAGGACGCAGACCCTGGAGTTATTAGAGAAAATGACGGAATCACGGTAAACCTACATACTGTAAATGGAGAATTCGAAAGGGTAGTTATTAGAATGGATTACATTGGATAAAACGAAAGGAAAAGATATGTTTTTAGATGATCAATTAATAGAGATAGTAGAGAACGCTGTAATCAACAGTGCCCAGGATATATCAGTAGTCCGAGTGGGGGTGGTGGATGCCTGTCTCAATAATATTAGAAAAAAAGTAGAAAAATATAACGATAAAGATGTCCCTAAATCAATACTCAGGATATGGGTAAGTCAAGTAGAATGTTTATATAACTCGTTTTTACAACGAGGGACAAAGCATAAGTCTCATACTGTGAACACCTTGGTTAAGTATTTTAAGCAGCACCCTTTCTCATATTGGGTTGAGGGAACTATATTAGATTTTTAAAGGAAGAATTATGAAAACACTACACGTTATAAGATTTACCCGAGAAGAAGTCGGCAAGGAGTGGGGATTAGAATTACCCACTAGGGACAAAGGGGATGTATATGCCCGATGTAACAAGGATGGCATAGTAAACTGGGATTCAACCCTAGTCTACGAGGCCCACGAATTAGTAGGAAGAGATAATGTTAAATTAATTAAATATAAAGGAAAGGAATAAGTTATGAACGCGACATTTAGAGTATTTAACAATGTAATGCAAGACCAGGCAGAAGTCCAGGCTAAGGCCATTATGGTTATGGTTAAAGACCTATTATCAGAATACGATCTAACGTCAGAGGTCCAGTTAGAGACAACAGAGGAGGAGCCCATGAACCAGTATAAAATCCGCCTTAGTGGGTTTTCGAAAACTTACCAACCCACATACAAGGTCGAGTTGGACAGAGGAGATTGGAGTCTAAGGTTATCTACTATGTATTTAGAGTTATCAGAATTCTCTGCTAGAGACAAAGGAATACTCCTATTGATCCAGGCGGACATAGAGCAATACCTTGAAATGTTTAATAACGACTAAAGGAGAAAGACATGGAATCTATATTTATGGAATACAAGAAAGCAAAGGTCCTGGTTGTCCTAACAAGGTCCGCAATAATGGGTTGGATAGGACATCGGGAAGCTCTCGATGGCATAGGGCTAGAACGGGATTTAAGGAACATAACTAAGGAGTTATGTTTAGAGGCCAAGAAGTGGCCCTACAAGACATACCAACCGAATCGCCCTACTGACGATATCAAGCTAACAGACCGGGAGGATATCCTAGTACAAATGTTTATGGATAGCCAAAAGGTTATAGAAGCATTCGAAGGAAGATAAGAATACAGGGGAATACCCCGCTAGAACAGCAATGTTATCACAATATTGCTGTTTGTTTGTGTGTACCTTGCAACCAGTCAAATAATGTATTATATTTGTACTGCCGCTTTTATAGCGGTTAAGGGGTGGTGTACTAATCCTCAAGCGGGTAAACCAAGTGGGGAAGGAATAACTAACAAATACCAATCGATGGAGAAGAAGAATAGACAGGTGATTATAATAAGGAAAGCCCGACCAAGGGGTTTTACGAATGTTTGCAGGTCGCAATCTAGAGATACGATATTTGATACTGCGATCAAGGAGTTCCTAGCCGGGAATTTACCAGATGCAGTAGCCTTATCCGCCATGGAGTTCTCCACGCTGTACAGAATACCCTATCAGATGGTAGCTGCTAGAATCAAAGATGGGCTTGCTTCCGAACTGTTACAAGGAGGGGATATAAAGAAGACACTAGAAGAAGAAAGGTTAAAGCTCCTCTCGTCATCCCTTTATAGAATAGGCGATTCCGACCTACAGCTTCAACGTCTCGTTTCCCACCTCGCCCGCCGAGTCGCCCAGAACCCGAAGGCCTGGCCCGATCTAATCAAGGAACTCAACTCAGCGATAGGCAACCAGATCAAGCTTACCGAAACCGGCTTCAAGGCTATAACCCTACTCAACCAAGCCCTAGCCACTGTCCCAGAGGATTCCCTAGAGATCACCGAGAAGGATCTAACCAGGGACCAAATCCTAACCGTGATAGACAAAGCTCACCCGGAACAGGACTTCTCCCAATACCTAGAACAGACACCAATCATCTCTCCCCATAACCTAGGGACCGGGAAGAGGACCACCAAGTCCCTAAAGATTGCAGAGAGCCACGAATTCAATAAGGCCCAGGAGATCGATCCCGTTAAAATCCACCAAGAGATCACAGTTACCCCACGTTAAGCAGGAAATAAATTACTGCTTACGTCGAGCTATGTACTGAGGAACGATCGTTCGAAGAAACGCTTAATAGGGAAACGCTTTAGTGAGGAGACGAGGAAGTGAAGAAACGGCCACCAAGGATTTCCATCCCTTCTTTTTATCTCAAAAGGTTTATCCTATTTCATTTGCAACTTAAGATCCCTTTTATTATATTGCAATAATTAATTAAATAATAATAAAAAGGGAAATTATGGAAGTACAAGGAACAGGTTTTAAATTCGTTTTTAACAAGTCGGAAGCACTTACAACAAACGAACCTGCCAAGCGGGGCAGAAGAAAAGGAACTAAAGCTAAGAAGCAGAAGTCACCAGGAGATTACTCTAAGGAGATATTCGATGCACTTAAAGAATCGGAGATGGGAGACTCAGTATTTCTCAACCAGTACATTCGATCAAGGGTTGCAACTAAGGCCCGGAGGCAATTAAATACACTGGAAAAAATCAATCGGAACCAAGCTATTGAGAAGGCTAAAAAGGCAGAGTTAAATAAGAAGGAGATCATCGCTAGATTCAATACAAAGGACTTTATCATGGTATTCTGGGAACTGAATAACGGGACGATTTACAAGGAAGTACACTGCAGGCCAGGGCTTAAAATAGGCTTGGATGATAAACTCCAAGAAATAGAGGTAGGGTTTAAGGTTAACAACGATAAATACTCGGTATCATGATGCAGGGTTTCACAGAATTCTTAAGGGAGATGAGGATATTAGAAGCTCTCTCTAAGATCCGGCAATCACAAGATAAGATAAGGGATAGAACCCTCCAAGCTTCCCCAAAGAAGCTAAAGGATCCAGTAGTACCAAAGTACAGAACCTTCCCCAGGAAGGGATCAGAGAACAGGATAAACCAAAATAGGAAGGATAAGTTATGAACATCACATGTATAATTATTCTAGGATCATTTGTAATCCTAGTAGCAGCAGGTCCGCTATTCCAATCGATACTAAAACAGTGGAGAGGATAGGATGGAACTAACAATTAAGAAAAGAAAAACCCAAGAATGGTACCTCAAGGCAATAACATCTGCAGAGGTAACCATCCATAGGTACCAATACGCAATAGAACTAATAGAGTCAGACATCAACATAAAGCATGTATTTAACGAACTGAACCTACTATCTAGAAGGGGATGTAAGTACTGTACGGTATTCTATGAAGACTCTACTATCAAGAACAGCCTTCACCTATGCACCCTCTGCCCAATGTACCAACCGCCCAAGGTAGTAGGTCCCAGCTGGAACCGGGCAGTATCCCCTGTCACCACTTGCTCTAACCATATCACATTCCAGAGGATCTCTCATGCCCCAACGGTAGGAGATCCCTTACCCATGATCCAAGCCATTAAGGCAAGGATATCATATCACAAAGGATTAATAACAAGGATGAAAAAGAAACTATTATGAAAAACAGAACTACAGATGAGCTAGGACTAATAATCGGGGGATTATTAACGATAGAAGAGGATGGGAAGCTAAGGGATCCTGCCCATGCCCAATCCCTGGATAACCTCATTAAGGAGATCCAAGACGAATTAACATCAAGAGGTAAAGAAGGGTATGATTTATATTCCAATCAGTACTACGAGTTCCATTAAGAGATAGGGTTCCATAACCCTTCCTTAGATAAGGCAACAGGTTAAGGGCATCCCATCCTTATCCTGGCCTTGTCGTGTTTACGGAAGGCCATAGCTATAGACCGCTATATTATACTATAAGTATTTGTGCTATGTATATGCAGTAAGTAAGCATACTTAAGCTAACCATGGCTATCCCTACATATATCCCTAAGCATTCTGGTAGTGCATTAGTTGTATCATAAAAGCAGAGAGGTTCATGGCGGTAGTCAGAGCTAAGCACCCTGGTCACGTAGGCTCGAAGTTATGTATTTAAAGGGACGGATGTAGCGAGGAAGTGAAGAAAGCGCCACTGATGGAGGTTACTCCGATTAGTAGAGCCATGTGGGGAGGCTACCGATGTCGGGAAGAATCGCCGACCGGGCGAGCTATCAGAACTAAGGACGTAATGTGGGGAGGCTACCGATGTCGGGAAGAATCGCCGACCGGGCGAGCTATCAGAACTAAGGACGTAAGGGCGGAAATGCGGAAATTAATAAATTTTTAATATATACATAACGGTTAAACGAGTATATTAATAAAAATAATTTATTTTGCTTTTAAGATACTTTTTTTATTAATTAATATAATGTACTAAAATAATAATTGAGTAGCTTAAAAGTAAATTAAAAGCTATTCTAATCTAAATTAATACATTTGTTCAGTTAGTTATTTATTTATTTAATCAAAAGTTTTTTTATTTATTTGTTATTTGTATTAAAATTTTATTATCTTTGTAAAAGTAGCGAGTGAAAAATTTACTCACAGTTCTTTAAATCCTTGAATATCAAAACTTTAGAGATTAAAGTGTAAAATTTGACAAATAGAAAAATAGTTTTATAAGTATTTTTTGACTATATATTAATAAAAAGTACATTTTATTTATTTATTCTAAAATTATAATTATGAAAAATTTTAAATTTAACAAGACAGAAAAATTAGTTGAAGTGAGTGACGAAAATCTAACTTTCAAAAAACTATATGCTTATCTAAAAAAAGAAAAAATTTCTTTTAATGGCAATAGTTTAAGAAAAAATTTTCGTAAACTAAAATACACTAATAATTTAGTTGCTATGTGCTTAAATAGTGGGTTTTATGAAGATAATAAAAATAAAACTAAGTTTGAGCCGCACAAAGATAAATTTGATGCTTTCTTAAAAGCGAATAAATAAATTTTCTTTAAGAAGTAAGCTATTAATTTAGCTTACTTTCTTTTTTTATAAATTATTCAAATATTATAAATTATGAAAACATTAATTTTATTAAATAGATTACAAATTAAAGTTTTGTATAATAAACTTTTTTCTTTACAAGAGTATTCAAAAAAAGAAAAAAAAAGTATTAAAATTTTTATCCGAACTAATTTTACAAAGTTTAGTATTATTAGTCTAAGTAATAATACTAATAATTTTAATATTTTTTTATTTATGAATATTTTACAAATTATCAAAATAGAAAAAACTTTTATTATTCAGTATTTAGAATTACTAAAAAAAATAAGTAATTCTAAAATAAAAAAGCTACAAAAAAATCTTAATTATAGAGATAATTTAGATTTACAGGAAGCACAAAAAAGATTCTTACAAACATTACAAACATTTTAAGTTATGGAAACAAAACAAAAAAACATTATCGCAAAGTTTGAAGATTTAAACGAATGGAAAAAAGACATGTTATTTTATTTTAACGTATCAAAAGACAGTTTAAAAGTTAAAGACAGTCTGAATTTGCACGTTCAGGCTATTGATAATATAAAAGATGAGCATGGAGACACTAATTTTTATAATGAGTGTACTCAACTACCCGAATTACTAGCACAAATTAAAAATTTTAATTCAGGTACATTTATGTTTATTAATCCAAGTGATTTAGCAAAAAATAATTGGAATACAGACTATATTTTGCAAGTAAATGAATTAAAAATGTATGCCAGTAGCTTGTTTAATCAAATACAAGAACTTAACAGAAATATGAATAATTTAGAAAGTTTTTTAAACGATTTAAATTATTCATTATAGTTTAATTAAAAGCAAATTATTAATTAAATTAAAAGCAAACTATTTATTTAGTTTGCTTTTTTTTGTACCCTATTTTTTTATTTAGATTCATTCCAAATATAGCCACCGCCTCCCCCGCCGCCAGCCCCATCCTTATACGCGACGAGAAACCAGGTCCTTATACGCGACGAGAGATCGGATCCTTGACCAGGAGACAACTGACAAGGTCCCCGTCCCAAATATATATACACAAAAAATCCCCTATACGAGGAACGCAGAGAGATTAACAGCTATTCCGATCATAACCACCCACTCATAGCGGTTCTCCCTTACGGGATCACCAGCTACAGAGAAAGGGTAAAGCTATCAGGTAATATAACTAAGAAGGGATTAATGATATGGGGTTCGGATAGTATCTAAGGAAAAGGATTTTAAGGTTGCCTTTAGAGCGTTGGATCCATGACGGGAAATCTGATACTGGTAAGTGATAAGGACAGAGAAAGGTTCCTCGGGGAAGTTAACTATCCTTGAGAGGTAGAGGATATTACCATCCTTGAGGAAGGATCGGTTTAGGAATAGGTTGCGGTTAAGTAGCTTATGGGTTATCCTGTTGTCCTTGATATTGATGGATGAGTTGGTTGCTGGGAAGACGGGATACTCCCATGGGTTAAGGATGTTGTTGTCGAGGAAGGTTAGTAATCCTTCTGGCATTACGATGTACTCATTATCTTTGTTCATAAGGGTTTTTATTTAAGGGTTAATACTGTTAGGATCCCACATGTGATATATCCCAGCGGAATCTATCTTCCATAGGGAATCAGAATACGTGTTATTGGTCAAGGCTCTAAAGGTCCCCTGAAGGTAACCATTCTCGTACACAGCCATAATAGACTCCATATCCGTAGGCCAAGTATCCACTACAGGATCATCGGCCACAGGATTAATGTCTTGGCACATAAGGACGAATGCTATAAAGAAGGATAATCCCGACATGTATATAAGGATCTTAAATGGGTCTGTTCTTTTCTTTTCTATCATATTAAGGGTTTATAAAGTTAAAAATCATATCGAAATAATGAGGGCATTTGATGTTAGGACCACACTCCGTTATAGGCCACCTCCACCCCCTAGGTGCTGGGAAGAACCGGATTACCCGATAAATCCTCTCCATTGCATATACATCAAGGGTCATCACCACCAGGTCGGGGGTATCAAAGTTAATGGTCATCATTAGCTTATCCCCTTGTTTTACTCTTTCTACTAGACCAAAACTCAGTTTGAGTCTCGGGTTTTCTTGTGGCGATTGCCCGCCTACGTAAGCGTATCCCCAAACAGATAATTTTCCTTTTATAATTCGAAACGTAAACCGGTAGGAGTTGTTCCAGTGGAGGTGACCGAGGGCTACTCCCCATATCTTACTGAGGCCCGAATCACATACATCGTTATTCTGCATCATAGAGTAGGAGATCTCTATCTCTTGAACGTATTCTCCCTTACTCTTTAGGAATTTTGGGAAGTGACATATTCCAGTCTTCCCTTTCTTAATTACTTTCCTTTTCATATTAATCATATTAATTGTTTTTAATAAAAACGCTATATATCCAAGCGCAATTCCCATTATTATATAAAGTGGTATATATTCCATCATTCCCTATATCCTTTCTCCTCTAGCCATAGCCAGAAATTTACGAAAGTAGGTTCCCTAAGTTTCATGGTACATATTTTCTCTCTTGTTACTTTAAAATATAAGTTTTCTTGTCTAAACTCTAAAGTCTGATACTCACGGACATAAGATGTAACATATAAATCGCCTATACTGTAGATTAAATTCTCTTCTTTATATTTTTGGCATTCGACTTCTTCCCAAGCTGTATCAGATTGGGAAACTTTTAATACGTCATCTTCTAAAGCTAGTGAATAATGCACCCAACCCTCTTCCATTAAAGTGTCTGTAACTGTCTGGGAACACTCATTATGGTATTCTTCCCAATAGGAAAGAAACGTGCTTTCTTGTCCTATTGCTACGTTAAGAAGTAACGTAAAACTTATCAGTAATAATTTTTTCATATCAATCGTGTTTATATATGCTTCTTTGTTCTTCAAACTCCGAAAATGTAATCTCTTTAAATTGTAAATTCAATTCTCGTAAGATAGCCTTGTGCTTTATTATTTTATTAAATGCTATCTCACGATGGAATTCACTGCGTCCACCCTGAATCTTAATGAAGTGTTCAATTTTTGCTATTTCCTTTTCTTTACTCTGGATAAGTTTTGCTAGGTGGTCTCTCATAGTTTTTATTTTATCGCGTAACATACAAATTTTCTCGATAGTCCCAAGATTCTCCTTTAGAATATCCCACACATTGCTTTTTCTTTCTACCTACAATATAAGGACTTATCCATTCCAAGAATTTAGAGATTTCTGAATCATAGTTCTTAAATTCTGAATATAGATCTAAAACCCATCTCCCATCTTTTTCATAGAATTTACCCCCTTGCATGTCTGGATCCCAATTCGTAGAAAGGAAAAGCATGTACCATCGGGGACACTTAAAAAAGGAATGATCTAAATCGGGTTTAAATACATCTTCACTTTTAAAGAATACTTTATCATGTCCTAGATCTCGTTCATTAATAACTCGGTTTAGAAGATTGATTACATCGTCTGGTGTATCTTTTTTAAGTTTGGCTTTAAATTTTAATTCTGTATAAAATCCCATAATTTAAAAATTTGATAATTTAGATGTTAAGTAAGCATATATCCCATAAGGAGGCTTCTCTAGCTTGCAGAGATCAGGAATGATTTTAAGGCCTCCAGGTGTCTTCTTGTCGGCTATCTTGCACTTGTCTAATTTGCAACAAGTCTTACAGCTTGTGACTATTATCATTCTTTTATTGCTCATTTTCTTTTCTCTTTATAATTCCGACCATTAAAACGGTCGTTAACACTAAGCTAAGAAACATTAAAACGTTTCTTAGCTTAGTGTTATAAACAATAAAAATTACTATTGTTTCTTAACTTTGTTCAAGTATCTCTTTTATATACTTTTCAGCAAGCACTACCTCTCTATCCCAAGCCGTTTCAGCACCGATAAATCCACCTCGTTCATCGCTAATTTGCTTACCTTTCTTGTTTCTGCAATTATAAATATTAGCAGTCAATCTCAAAGCGTTTGCTATTGTTTCCGCTTTATACTTCGGTATTTGTAATTCTTCCATATTTCCGTAATTTTAAAAGTTTATAACACGCTGTCATAAATAATTTGCTATTCATTTAATTAGCGTGTTTGGTTATTTAAGTTTTTACTCATTTATTTAATTTATGCTCAACGTTAGGCTTCATTTACCGAACCTGTAATTCATAACTCTAAAAATTTCTTCTTTTGTAGCTGGTCTGTAATTTTGACCTTTATTTAATTCATCTGCAAATGTTTTTCGAGAATGAATAAAAGACACCATACCATCATTTGTAGATATTAGACAATAATCATCTTTTTCTTTTAATTTAGATGTTTCGATTATACCACTATGCCACCCTATAATCGACATTACAGATGCTAAAAAACCATCTTTTTTTATATCGTTACTATCAGTTCTTACAACAAATAAACCCCCTGTTATATCTGATTCTTCCCATACTGTTTTTATTAGATTTTGCATTTTTCTAAGTTTTTCCAACTTATAGTATAATATTTAAGTTCTTTTGAAACTTTATAACCATCATGAGAAAGTATAAATAATATATCACTATTGAGAACTAAATTTGTTCTTATGGAATAATCACCTAATCCTGCTGCTTGTGCTATTCTATGATATACATGTCTTAATTCTATAGCTATATTGTTTGAATCCGATACTATTTTTGCTTCAATTGCTTTCATAATTTATCCTTTCTTATTTTATCCATTATAACCCGATATATTAAACTACTTATGGGTGGATATTTAGCGAACAAACTTTTGTGCTTGGGCGACCATATTAAGCTTGGTAGATAGATAATGGCTTGAATAACAGTTATTGGTGCAAATAACACGTACAGGAAATTCGCAAGTAATATTAGTAAAGGAGTTCTCATATTAACTAAGTTTATAGTTTGTACCAACGAAATGAGTACCCACTTGGCCTAACATGCCCTCTAAAACCTTTACCCCATCGTTATCACTTAACTCTGTTACTTCATCTCTTAGAAGAATTATAATTTGCCCACATCCTGCCATGAATGCTGACCTTGTCTCGGCCTTCTGAATTGGGTGCATTTGTACTTCGGCCAAGTTAACTCTTTTTAAATAGAGTTGGTATTGGAATTCCAAATCGAATTGTTTATTTACCATCTGTTCTTGCTTTATAATACCCACAACTAAACGTTACGGGGGTTTTTGTGAATATTGCGTGCCTGTTATTACATACCCCATTATGAACCGTCTCATCCCAGAAAGCACAATTACCACAGGATTCTTGAGACCCCAATATCTCTGGAGAGTCGGAGGGGGGAGTGTTATTTCCCCTAATCGTCTTACCCCTGTGAAAACTTACGGTTATTAAGTTTTCTATGTACACCCGTTGGCTTCCCACTACTAATTTTGGGATAGCAGCGATAAGGTCATCTATATTTTCCATCTTAAGAGTTAAGAAGCCGGGTAAGATATTGGGTGGAATACTTAAGATGTTCCATGGTCTCTAGTAGCATGGATCTCCATGATTCTATCTATCTGGGGCTTATACTCTCTTCCCAGATCCTTGAATATTAGAATCTCTATGTAGGAATTTATGCTGTTCACTTTCATTTCGATAGCTCTTTGTTTGAGGAGGTCGATAGTATGTGAATCTAAGTTAAGATTGGATTGGAAGCTCATAATATATAAATTTTGGGTGTTTATTAAAAAAGCAGTGGATTATGCAAATTGCTTTAAGTAAGGAAACTTAGAAAATCTTAAGACTAATCCGCCCGAGATAGAGGTCCCTTGCGCGCGCGTTAATATATAGAATAAAATATATAACTACCTAAAGGTAGTATATTTTAATCATATATTTAGGGATGGTATGTATAGATATTTTGATAAGATAACAAACTAACCTGCGGTTAGTATAATAGGACTGAAGTCCTATTATTATAAGATTATGAGTTAAGTGGTATTTCAAGTATCGAGGATCTTTTATATAAAATAACAAATATGACTGTATTAGGAATTTCAGCCGGTAATGGAGTAAACCTCTTCCCCTTTAAAGATCTCGTAGTAGGAAACTTAGAGTTACGATCAGATTATACTATCCGGGGAGAAGCTGACCAATTCTACCTGAATTTCCCTCAAGCTTTCTTTCAAAAACGTCTCTTATCAAAACAGGAGCTATTTCAAATGCCCGACATAATCATTGGGAATCCCAAGTGTGGGAATAGTTCCAAGTTAGCTTTATCAAGGGGGAAGAAGTTTAAATCTCACAAAGACGAACCCTCCTTAGACTTATTCATTGAAGGAGTAAACCTATATCAACCCAAAGTTTTTATGATGGAGAATCTCCCTAAACTCTTAGAGACTTATGACCTACAGGATAATAACAATATCTTTCCTAACTATTCCTTACAAACTTGGATTGGTAGTATGGCTGAGTTAGGTAATTCTCAACAAAACCGTCAGAGACTTATAGTAACCGGGGTTCATAAGCAATACTTCACTTTTAAACAGCGGATTCGATTAGTATCTCAATTAAAGAAAAAATTCAGAATTAGTGGGAGGGCTCCCAAGAATACATCAGAACTCTTGATTGATCTACCAGAAAATGGGTCTTTCCGTCCTCCCCTTTCTGAAGTTATAGCTTTATATGGTGGGACTAAGTCTTCTTACAGTGGAATTCAAAAACTATGGGAATCTTTAGGCCCTACAGTATCTCGGATTAAAACTCCAAAAGAATCTTTTAATACTGCTCCAGGAGTATACAGAGATTTAAACAGTAAACTCCCCAATACTATCCGGAAATCAAATCGATGTTTTAACCCCACGGGGTTATCTTATACTCCAAGAGAACGATGTAGGATTCAGGGAATTCCCGATAATTTTCTAATCTTGGATGATGAAGACTATTCGGATAAGACTTTATTTAACAAAGGGTGTACTACTGCAGGGTCTTCCCCCTCTTATGAAGTAGGGCTTTGGTTTTATGAAGCTTTAAAGAGAGCCAATATAATTACAAGTTAACTTTATCTATTACTGAAACCCAATATTGATGATCAAGAGTGATTTAGAAGTATTAATAAAAGCCGCATCTGACCCATGGTATTTTTCTACATTCGCTAGAATCATTCACCCCATACATGGTAAAGTTCCATTTGACCTTTACCCATTCCAACGTAGAGTTTTATGGGACTTCATGCATCACCAGTTTAACATAGTAGTTAAATGTAGGCAGATGGGTTTAACCGAGATTTTAGGATTTTATGTTCTTTGGTTAGCAATGTTTCACCCATATAAGAATATCGTAATGATATCCTTAAAAGATAGGGTAGCTAAGAAATTATTAAGGAGAGTAAAACATATTTATATGAATCTCCCAAAAATCTTACAGACTCCCATTATAAACGGGAGAAAGGGAGATTATGGAACTGCTTCTGAAATGTTATTCGATAATAACAGTTCAATAACTAGTATTCCAACTACAGAAGATGCGGGACGTTCTGAAGCGGTATCTTTATTAGTAATGGATGAAGCGGCTATTATGCAATACGCCGAAGTTATATGGACTGCTGCTTTTCCAACTCTTGCCACGGGAGGGTCTGCAATAGTAAACAGCACTCCGTATGGAGTTGGTGGATTTTTCTACAATACTTGGGAGGAATCAATAATAGGAACCAATGGGTTCAACCCAATTAAGTTAACCTGGGATATGCACCCGGACAGGGATGAAGCCTGGTATATAAAGATGCGTAATGCCCTTGGGCTTAAAAGAACTGCTCAAGAAATAGACGGAGACTTCCTAGCTTCAGGAGATACGGTATTTGATCTCTCAGATATTAAAGCTCTAGAAGATGAATTACCTTATATAGAGATTATAGAGAAGAAATTAAATGGAACTTTATTAATATTCCATAGGGCAGAACCCAATGAAGAATACTTCATAGGAGCTGATATTTCAACAGGTAGAGCTAAAGATTATTCATCCTTTTCTGTTATGAATAAAAGTGGGGTAGAAATGGCTTGCTTTAAAGGAAGAATTGCTACTAACCGATTTAGAGACGTCTTATTCAATACTGGTAAAGATTATAACTGGGCTTTACTTGCTCCAGAAGCTAATGATATTGGGGAAGCAGTAGTTGGGGGACTCCAAGAAAGGGGTTATCCAAATTTATACTACACTACCCAAACCGTTAGAGAAAAAAATAACAGTAAACCAGTAGTTAAGAAGGTTCCAGGATGGTACACTACCTCAAAAAATAGAGGGACCATGCTATCTGTTCTTGAAGAAGATATTAGAGAAGACGTATTGGATATAGGTAGCCCCTATTTTATAATGGAAGCTTATACATTTATATACGATAATTCCAACAGGCCAGTGGCTATGAATAAAGGAGAATACATTGGAGACGGTTCTGAAACCTATTCTGATGATTCAATAATTGGTACAGCTATTACTAATTTTATCAGGAGGGGGAAGTTTAACCACTCCGGTTCTATAACAACAACACCTAGATAGATGGATAACACATATAATATATTTAGATTTATAAAAGCCCCAATTGAAAAATCTGATATTACAGTTCGGCCTGCAACTGGGCGAAAATCAGTACCCACTATAAATCAGTCTTTTCTTGATATTAGGGAAGCTATAAATTTTATAGTTCCCGAATTTGAGTACGAGTATATCCCCGTAATTCGTAAACTTTTTAGGGGAAACAGCAGTGTAAGTCTTGGAATAAACAGTATCGTAGAATTAGCTAATACTGGGATAAAAATAGACTTTGATTCTGGTGTATCTACCGAGAAAGCTATTGCTATGAGGGCAGAGATTAAATTAGCCACTAAAAGGTGGGGGCAAGGTATTCCAGGCCTTCATGGGATAATTAATAAACTAATTGCTCAGGTATATATTGGGGGCGCAGCCTCTGGAGAGTGGGTTATAAATAAAGACCTAGCCCAGGGGATAGATAAGATGGCTTTTGTAAACCCCGAATCTATACGAGTTAAATATAAAGTATCTACATCAAATTACGAATTTTTCCAAGTCCCAAAACACCTACTATTTCAGACCCATAAGAACCCGGATCATTTTATAACCCTGAATCCATTGACTTATATGTATTGTGCAATGATGGGGGACGAAGATTCTCCCATTGGGTTACCTCCTTTACTATCTGCTATTGAGGATATAAATGCCCAACTTAAAATGTTGAAGAACATAGGGTATGTATCAGATCAACTTGGGTTGATGGGATTTATGGATGTTCTACTTCAGAAGCCTACTCAAAAAACGGGAGAGGGAGATGCAGCTTATGAAACCCGATTAGTTAAATTACTTGATGACACAAAGGCTGCCGTAGTTGGTGGACTTAAAGATGGTATAATGACTGGGTATAAGGATGACCATGAATTTACTTTTAATTCTACTACCAAGGACACCTCAGGCGTTGCCTCTATATTTGATATAAATAGTAGGATGGTTGCTAATGGGGTATTTTCTCATACAGCATTTCTAGGGGGACTTTCCTCTGGGTCAGAGACTATGGTTAACGTAATATTCACAAAGATGTTAGCCCAATTAAATAACGTACAGAAAACCGTATCGGCTGTCCTTGAGAGAGGGTTAACCCTCCACCTTTTACTAAAGGGTTACAAATTTAAAAACATCTCTATATCATTTAAACCTTCCACTATTACGGATGAGTTAAAAATAGAACAAGCCCAAGAAATCCGTATTAGGAACCAACATGTCTTATATTACGACGGTATTGTAGGTATAGATGAATATGCTAGGGGAGTTGGTAAAGAGAAAGCAGACCAAAGAAAGCCCAGAGATTCGGAACAATCAAAAGGGACCATCGGTAGTTCAAAAGAAAAAAATGATCGAGAAAAATCCAAAGATTCATCTGATCGTAAAGTTAGAGATAAGAATAAACCCCAACCATCTCGTAAAGATCAACAAACAAAGAAACGATAATGAAGAAAATTCCAAAAATATTTGAGATCACATTCTCATCTTCCCATTCTATTATCCTAGGTCATAAGCCGACCCAGGTATGTGCAGATGGCCTTTGTAAAAACATTGCTACTGTTTTAACAGAAGATAGTTTAGCATCCTTCGGATTATTTGGGGGTAGTTCAGACCCCAATAAATTTTATCCTGATCTAGCATCTTCCAACTGGGCCCCCGCAGAGGGGGATTTTATTCAACCTGTATTTAGGGGGTTATCCGAGACGACTGTAATATTCCAGGGTATGCCCATTAGTTTTGCAAAGCCCGGAGTATTAAAGGCTTCGCTAGCTTTAGTAAAAGGTATTACAATAAATACTAATCACGATACAGAGGTAGAGAATGCTATTGGGGCCGTAGTTAATGCTCACTGGCAGGGGTCTTATTCTGTAGGTAAACACACTATCCCCGCTGGGATTAATCTAGTACTAAAGATCGATGCTAAGAGTAATCCCCGAATTGCTCGGGCAATTACTATGGAGCCCCCCGCTATTCACAGTAACTCCATGACTGTTAGATTCAACTGGGAACAATCCCACACTGACTTATCAGACGATGACTTCTTCAGTAGACTGGGATCTTATGGGAAAGATGGAGAGCTTATCCAACTAGTAGTTACTAAGATAAAGAGTTATTCTGAAACTTCCCTAGTAGCACATGGGGCAGATCCCTATGCACAAGTGATGGATGGAAAATCCATCTTAGACCCTGAACACGCAAGTTCAGTATATAATTTTTCACTAGACAATTCATTTAATAATAATACAAAAACCTCAATCATGGAAATGAAAGAAATCCTATTGGCTTTGGGTTTAGACCCGGAGAAATACAAAGACATGGAAGCTATAAAACTTCACGTTGGAAATTTAGAAAGCAACCAAGTTCCAGAGGGTGTTATCATAGAAGACCTTCAAACAGCTTCTACTGAGTTAACTGCTCTTAAGGACGTTTATCCCGAAATTACTCCAGAATTAGTTACGACTTTACAGAGTAACCAATTGGAAGACGGAAAAGAAATTGTTACAGAAGAACAAACCACAATCCTAACAGCAGTAGCTGACTTAGGAGGAATGGAAGTTGTATCTGCATCAATCGCATCCACCCAAGAATTTTTAGCAACTATTCGGTTAGAGGCAGCGAATGCTTATAAACTAACAAAAGGGGATAAAGCTCAGGCCGATATCATAACTCTTATTGAAGGAGCTAATATGAAAACAGCTACCGCCCTACGTGACGAACACGTTGGAAATCTTGAAGAGCAAGTTCCTCTCACATGTATCAGTTGCGGTTCTACAGAAGTTTCCAGAGCTACTGCTAATTCTAAGAAAGAAGCTACCCATTCCTACAAGGATGATGTTAAAGTCTTCCATTCTAAACATGGTCGTAAACCTTCTTCTATGCACCCTTCCGAGTAATCTACAAGTAAGTAGGTTCTAATTATAAATAACATCGTTGAAATACTAAAAACATACAAGATATGACAACACAAATTGGAAATAAGACCCTGTCTATATTTGAACAAGGTCCAGAATCTCACAAATTATTTGTAGAGTTTCAAGTAGACGGAGACATTCATAAGGGGCAACCAGTAGTGTTGCACTCTGATGGAGATAAAGTTACAGCGGCCTCCGCTTCTTCAACAGCTGATCAAATCATTGGTATATCCATTCATAATGGTTACTCTGCTTATGGTGATAACGTAGTGATAGCCATGAAAGCTTTTGCCGTGATCAATTGTAAAGCAGCTGAAACTTTTACACCGGGTCCCGTTGTATATAATGGGTTCGATACTACAGATGCTTATCCGGGAACTCAGAAAGAATTTGAGGGTTATAATCTAGTGGGTAATATTGCTGGTAATAACGTAGCCCAAGTAGAAACTGTTACTTTAACCGGAACCGGTGGAACTGCTAATGTTACAATGGGCGGATTAACTAAAGTTGCTACTTTTGATACTAACTTAGCCGATACCCATGCTGCCTTCGTAGCCGCTCATGCTGCTGCTTATGCTCTCGTAGGAATAACCTTAACTGGTACTACTACACTTATCTTTACTGCTGCTGTAGCTGGAACATCGTTCATTGCAGGCGTAGTAGAAAACTTAACTGATGACTTAGCTGGTACTGTAGCTCACACTACTCCCAACCAAGTTGCTGGTGCTTCTGCTAATCGTTTCGGTTGGGCCCTTGATGCAGGAACTGTAGGGGTTATCGTAAGAGTTGCCGTATCTGCTTAACAACTTGTTTAAACGGATCTAAATAACTATTAATCATTAATAAAACAGAAAAAATATAGCCTTATGGATATAGAGAAATTCGAAGCTTTTAGAGCTAAAGATAAAAATAACTCTGTTAAAAGCCTTGTAAAATTGGCCGAAAGCATCCGACTAGACAAAGATACTCCTACGGACGTATCCTTAGCCGCAGTTGTAGAGCAGAAACTAGAGTTAGACAGTATGGACAAGTTCTATGCTGTGTTGGGTATCGACCCATCATTTGACACCATCCAAAACCTGTTTACTCAGGTAGATGAGGATGTTCGCTGGTTAGTTCCAGAGATCTTCCGTGATGCCTTACGCTTGGGTTATCGTCAAGCTCCAATTTGGGGTGCTTTAACCGCAATCGAAGAGAATACTAATCAGCTATCTCAGATTTTACCATCTGTGAATATGTCTGATGCTACTCCAAGAAGAGTAGGTGAGGGAGAGACCATCCCTCTAGGAGATCTTTCTTACCAGTCTAAGAAATTCTCTATCACTAAATTTGGTCGTGGTATTAAACTTACTGACGAAGTTCTTCGTTATGTAAATTTATCAGTTATATCTTATTATCTCCAAGATTTTGGTATGAAGATGGGCTTAGGAATAGACACCTTAGCTATCCAGACTCTTATCAATGGAGAACAATCAGATGGTTCTGCAGCAGCTCCTGTTGTAGGAATTAATGCTGCCAATACTCTTAAATATCGTGATATCCTGAAAATCTGGATTAGGATGGCTAAGATTGGACGTACTCCTTCCCTATTCGTAGGTGGAGAAGATATGGCCCTTGAGACTATGGATCTCGAAGAATTTAAGAAGTCTGCTAATGTTACTCCGGCTAAGGTTAATTTAAATGTTAAAATGCCTATGCCATCATCTGCTGATTATTATGTTCATGCAGGTATCCCAACTAATCAACACTTAATCGTTGATCCTACAGCAGCTCTTATAAAACTTAATGCTGTTCCCATGTCAGTTGAATCTGAAAGAATTGTTAGCAACCAGACACAAGCATTTTATGCTACCTTTACAACTGGTTTTGCCAAGTTATTCCATGATTCTGCAGTTCTACAAGATCAGTCTAAGGCAATTGCTGATCATCCAATGCCTGCGTCCTTTGATTGGGAAGCTGAGCAAATGGTTACTATGTCGTAATCACTTCTTATATATCATAACTACAAAAGGGGAGGACATTCAAACGCCCTCCCCTTTTTTCATAGTTAAGAGTATCTACTATTTTAGACTATTAAACTTTAATACTTAAGTTGCCTAGGGCTTCTCTTAGGCATACCAGTAAGTATACTGGTATAATATTAATCTTAAAACTAAATTAGAACTAATGGTAAAAGTTAAATTAGGAAAACACGCATACAGTTTTCATGACCCCGTATCTGGCTTACAGTTAGCTCCAGGTGAAGTTAAAGAATTACCTGCAGGAAGACAATCCTGGGTATTAAAAAATGCCTTAAGAGGAGGCCACATAGTTAAAGTGGCCCTCAGTATTAAAGCCCCAGAAAAGAAGATTGATCCTCCAGTATTGAGTAGAGCAGAAAAACTTGAATCCCTAACCCGAGATAATATCATGGCTGAGTTTGATTTTCTTGATGAAGATCACGTAGTGGAAGCTAAAAAATTGGGTACTAAAAAACTCCTAGTAGAATTCCTCTTAGAAATCGAGAAAGAATACGGAGAATAAATAAGTCATGGCTTCAACTACTAGAGAGATCATAGATGGGATTTTATTACCCTTAACTGTAGATAATACTAAATATGGTATTTACATTGAGAAATGGCAAAACCTCTTGTACGAAGCAGCTGAGCTGGAAGAAGCAGATTTTGAAGATGATGCTAATTGGAGCTACCTGTGGAGACTACTTAAAGCCTATCTCATAGTTAGAGACCTTGTATATGATTCTGTAAATCGTCAGATGCTCGATAACTCTGCCGGGACTATAGGAACCGGCGCTTCGAGTTCTGGAGGAATTAAGAAAATAGAAACAGGAGTAGTTAATATCGAGAGATATGATGTTTCAACGGGAGCATCCACTCTTTACAATTCCGTATTTAATAAGTCGGGTTTATGGGAAGACATGCAAGTCCAGATATGTACACTAGCTAGGCGCTTGAAAGTCCATGTCTCAGGTTGTAAAGATATTGCTCCGGGACCCATAAGGATAATACGGGGAAGTGATTATTCCTATGAAGACCAATACCCTCAAACCCCTGCTTCAACCCTTAAACCATGATAAGCCAAGCCGAATGGGATCAGTTCGCTAATGACCTCAAAGCTTTCAATGATGAAGTAGCTAACCAAGAAGTAACTTGGAAAGTTCCTATTATTAAGTTACCCAGGTTTAACGAAGACCCTACTCCCACGTATGAATCCCGATCTTTACGGTGTTTAGTTTCTTACAACGCTTTCCGAGTATGGCCCATGGATCGAGAGACGGAACCAGGTGCTGTTGATAAGCAATACCTTTACTTACTTTTAAACCACCAATACCTGGCAGATAACGGGTGGTTAACTGCTAATAAGAATTTCGATTTTAACCCAAACCAAGACATATTCATAGTAAATGGGATGGAACATACTTCTTCTGGAGATACCCCCGTATCCGCTGAGAAATCATTTCCCCTATATTCCATTGTAGTCTTAGAACGTAAAACCACAGCAACAAGTAGTAAATCACGACCTTAAAAAGATAGCAATGGAAGAAACTCTTATTAGTGGTAGTTATGATACCATAGCAACCATTTTCGCCTTAATTCTGTTTTATCTTGTTAAATACACCATAGAATGGTGGAATAAAAAGAAAGCCCAACCCCTAGCTCTTCAAGAAATGGACCATGACCGTAGAATGCACCAAGATATTGCAGATAATTTAATAAGGATTGAGAGCTTTCTATCCATAGCTTCAAACGAGTATAGTAGAACCCCTCCCCTTGATACGATAAAAGCTATATCCGAGAGGATGTTTCGATTAGCCCGTTATGCCATATACATGGGAGTAACGGATCTTCTAACAGAAGAACTCAATTGGGGAAATCAACATGTTAGAGAAAGATTTTTCCAACAGGTGGATGACATGGTAGAAAACATATACAATAACGACTGTAATTTCATGAAGCAGTTTGAATATGAGAGTTTACCTTTATCGGATCTAATGAATGAGAGTTGGAAAGGTACAGTAATTACTACTTGCCGTACTTTCGTAGCTAACCATTATGACCATGGGAATAATTATATAGTTTTTGCAAGGAATTTGAAGAATGATTTTGAAAGGATAAGTTATGAATTTAAGTCTAAGTTATGAATAAGACCGTTTTAATAGTAGAGGATGAACCTATAACCCAGAAATTACTATCTACTATTTGCGAAAGAAAGGGCTTTAAAGTTGTTATCGTTGATAATGCTAAAGACGCAGTTAGAGAAGCGAAGGCCCGAAAGCCTTTCCTATCTATAGTAGATATGGAATTAAAGTGTAGTCGAGGGATAGATTTTATAAACAAGATAAAAGTTGGCCTAGGACTAGATACAAAAATTATTGTCCATTCCGGTAACCTAGAGATATTTAGGTATTGGAAGGATCTTAGTTATGAAGCAGAATTAGAACTAGAAAAGGGAGTTCCCTCTAACTATCGAGTACTAAACTCATTCCTAGCTAAAGCCCAAGCCCTATAAGTTGTGGAATCTCTACGTAGTACCCTAGGGAATATCCCTAATCCACTAGACTCTCTAGAAGTATCTCAAGATGGAGAATGGAGAAAATTAAGGAAGGTTATAAACTATATGTCCGGTTCGGGTTTCGGTCAGGGCATAAAAAGAGACATAGCAAAAGCTCAAAGAGATTGGTTGACTAAGATGAAAGGGTTATTAGTAAAAACCTTACTATCAAAAGGAGCATCATCCGGTAAATCCTTCCCCCCTCTTAGTTCTGGGTATTCCCGAAGGAGGGAAATGGGAGTACACTCAGGCCATTACCTAAACTCTCTCCAAGCTATAAAAATAATACAAAAGAACTACAATGTATCCTTATTCATTCCTCGAGGGATGGTTTTAGCTAAACCTCAAGGGGGGTATACTCTTGGACAGTATGCTGCGATCTTTGAAGCAGGATCTTCTCGTCAACCACCAAGACCTTTATGGAATCAGACCTACGCTAAGATGGGGGGACCTAAGGGAGTTTTAAAAGTAATGAACGGGGCGATCGGTAAACGTTTAAGAAGTATGGGAGTTAAAATAAGAGTTAGATAATGTTATCATTTATAGAAGAAAAAATAGAAAGATCCCTATATGTACACCTTTTAAATAGGAGTGTATTAGAGGGTTATTCTCCAGATATTCGTAATGAAGTCTTATATCCAGATACACCCGCGGGATACACAGCATACTTAGCTGCCCTAGAGCAGGTAGCCACAGATAAGGGTTTTGCTGTAGAGATATTTGGTTCGGCTAACCCCACAGCAAGGAATGATAAGAAATTACCACGTATATCCTTCCAAACTGGGCCTTTTGTTCCGGGAGATGTAGGGGTATCCACTAAACCCCAACTGGAGTACGACCAAGAAAATGACAAGTTCGATTCTTATATATATGAAGGCTTAACAAGCAACCTGTTTATGGATTGTACAATTTCAGCAAAGACCCAGGCTCAGTATCGGATCTTGGCAGCTTTAGTTAATCACTCAATCCCCCGGTTAAATTATTTACCATACTGGGACGATCCTTCACAATTTTTTCTAGTAGAATTAACTGGTTTTCTCGATGATACGTCCTCTTCTGATGGCGTTTTAGAGGGAACTTTTCGGTTTGAGATCCCAGACCTAACTTGGGTAGAAAAGATAAAAACGGATGAAGTAACAGCTGTTATGAGGAATATAACTGTTAATCAAGAAATCAATGGTAGTCTCGGCCTATCCTTTACTGTCAATTAAATAGAAACTTAAAAATATAAAACCATGTCAAAGATAACAGGACAAGTTAATATTAATATACTTAACGAAGCTCAATCAGCAGATGCTCCCGGTCTAGGTGTTATGTATGTTATAGGCGAAACGGAATTTGGTATTCCAAATAACCCAGAAGACCTAATCACTAGTTGGACCAAGTTTACTAAATTATATGGTAGTCACTTACCCAATAACGATTTCCCCTTGAACTGTCAGTTAGCCATTAATGCTGGGGCAGTCTTAAGAGTATCTAAGGTTGTTGGAGTAGGAGCTTTAGCTGCCTCTAGTGATTTATTCCAAGACGGTACAGATGATCTCTTTGGATTTATCTCTAAGGGCTTTGGGGCATATTATAATGCCTTTACAGCGGACGTAGAAGCGGCCAGTGATGCAGTATCCAATCATTTCAACTTGGTTATCACGGATGTCACAAGTGGCAAAGTAGAAACTTATGAAAACTTAGAAGTAAGTGAAGTAGCAGGTACTGCTCCCTACACTTATCTAAAAACGGTAGTTGATGCTTCCAATTTAGTAGATGTAGTATACGAGGATATCTCGGCCCTCACTGGGGACAAGAGACCGGGTAATGGAACTAAGACTTTCTCTGCGGGAGCTGACGGAGTCGCCCCAGTATTAGCCCAGTATACGGGAGATGCCCCAACCAAAACGGGGATTAGAGCTTTTGATGATTACACTGATGGTTGGATACTAGCAGTTCCTCATAAGAATGAAACTTTACTTCCTGGGCTATACGCTATAGGCAAAGCCTATGCCGCTCTCAGAGAAGATATAGTATACCTACAACACGTTACTAATGCTAACGATTCTGATACAGAGATCTTAGCAGAGATTAGTGGTTTTACTGCTTCTAAATTTGCAGGTATTATTGGTGGCGGAACTAAACAATCCGATCCCATATCGTACGGTGCAAAAGATATGCAGGCATTGGGTGAACTCTTAGGAGTAATTGCTAAGTCCCATGCTTTATATGGGCCTTGGTATGAACCAACAAATTATAAGAGGGGAAATTTCGTACAAGCTATGGGGGTAGTAAATAACTTCGGATCTCCCGCTATGCTAGCAGATAGAAATAACCTATCCAACGGGGGAGTTAATATGGTAGTTAATTCTAACAATCGCGTAATGCTTTGGGATTTCTATTCTATGGCTGAAGCAAATTCCCCAGAAAAATTCTTATCCATAGTATTTCTAGAGATTTACATGATGAGAACTCTTAAACCCATATTAGAGGGGTTCTTAGGTTCTCCCAATACCTTCCCTACATTTAAGCAGATTTATTTTGAAGTGCTTCCTTTCCTGGATTCTCTAGTAGAACGTTCAGCTATCTACGGATACAAATGGGATGGAGACCAATTCGTTACTAGCTTAGATGGGTTAATCATTAATGATGCAGACGCTTTACAAGCTGGGGAATATAAAATCCAGTTACAAATTAAGACTGTATCTCCAATGAAGAACATCATCTTAAATATCACCCTCACTAAGAACTCAGTAGATTTTAAGTAGGCCTTAGTGTTCAATAAATAAATAAAAATCATAAAAATTATATATCATGGCATTAAATCCAAGAAAGAAGTTTAAGTTCGCAATAACTTTCCCATCATCCCCCGAGATACCCACTTTCCATGTCCAGAGTGTAACATTACCTGATCTTACTATTGAGCAAGATGAACATGGGGAAGGTAATACTATCAGTAAGACCGCTGGGATGGCTAAAGTTGGTAATTGTACTGTAGAAAGAATTCTCCCCGCGGGAGGCGGTGGCGGCGTAAGCGCAGCTATATGGGAATGGGCTAATTCCGCTCAGAACAATCTCGATGGAACCGGGTCTGACCCATCCGTCTATAAGAGAATAGTTTTAGTAGAAGAGCTAGACCATGACGGTGTACTTGCTCTAAACTCCTGGTTTTTACTTGGAGCTTGGCCTACTACTATTAATGGTAGAGAATTTAATCGTACAGAGTCGGGCAATCGAGTAGAGAGCTTTGAACTATCCGTTGATAGAGTTTCTCTGGATACAAATCCGGGAGCTCCCATATAAGAATATAACAGTAACCCAAAATACACAATATGAGAACAACTAGTATTACAGTACCTTCTGGAGACGTATACATTATACGAGAACAGACTGGTGCTGACGATGACATCGTTTCTAACATGTCCAATGGAGAAGCCGATGCAATAAATCTTTTTATAGCCGGGATAATATCTGCCGGGCCTGACGGTAAACGTTTAACTAAAGGGGACGTAGAAGACATGTTACTTAGAGATAAGTACTCTATCTTGATCCATTCAAGGATCTTTTCCCTCAGTGATAGCCTTTCTTTCGATTACGATTGGGGAGACGGAGATATCCACAGTTATACAGAAGATATAGCCCGGTTTGTATGGGATTATTCAAAACCTGCTCCAGAGAAAGGGGATGCTAATTACTCCCCCGTTCGGTTTAAGAAATACCCAAACAACGTTAAGGATTTTGTATTAACCCTAAAATCTGGTAAAGAGATTAGGTTTAAATTCCTGGATGGTAAAGGAGAATTATACCTATTAAAGCTAAAAGAGAACGAGAGAACTATTAATAAACAACTGATAGCTCGGGGATTCTCTGTAAAGAAAGATGATAAATTTGTAGTTGTTAAGAATTTCTCTTTCTTCAATGCCCGAGAGATGGCTGAAATAAGGGGTTATATGGATGAGCAAGATGCTCCTCCCGTAGCCGATGTAGTTATAGAAAATCCTTTTAATGGGGAGTCTATAAACTTACCTTTAATTGCTCTTAAGGATTTTTTCTTTCCCGTGAAGTTTTAGATTGGGATTATTTTTATCTTTGCCAATTTAAACTTCAATTAACCTGGTCAGAATTTCTGGCCTTACCTGCGTCTTCACGGGAACGTTTTAAATCTTACTGCAAATTCCAGGAAGAAGAGAATAAAAAATTACTGGCTAAAAAATAATGATCTGGGGCTTTACAGCCCCAGACCTGTATTAATGGATTAAAACTTGTTTTTTATAAAGAATTATGCTTTTAGGAAGTGGAAATAGTACTCAGATAAGTTTAGGAGTTAGGTTTTATTTAAAAGACCAATTCTCGGGACCCGTTCAAAACATGAAGTCATCCCTCAAGGGGATGGGTGATGAGTTCAAATCTTTCCAAGAAAATTTAAGAGTTGGCCGTAATGCTGCCATAGGGATAGCTGCAGCGGGATTAGCCGCTACTACAGGAATGTACACAGCGGCTATGGAGGGGGCAGAGTTCCTCAATATCATGAAAGGTGTTGAGGCAATAGCCGAAGGTACTGTTTTCCAAATGGAGCGACTAAATGCTACTGCTCTTAAACTGGGCCGTAACACCATGTTCATGCCCGAGGATATCGCTTCAGGTATGAGATTCATGGCGATGGCGGGACAGGACGTCGATACCATTGACAAGACTATTACTGCCTTTACAAACCTTGCTGGAGCGACCATGACTACCTTAGGGGGTAAGATGGGAGCAGCAGATATTGGAACTAATGCTTTAAAAGCCTTCGGGTGGGAAGCTGAACGCTCTGCTCAGATGTCTGACATATTGGTAGCCGCAACTACTAATGCGAATGTATCATTAATAGATTTAGGTAATTCTATTAGGTATGTTGCTGCTACTTCAAGGAACTTAAAGATCCCGGTCCAGGAGACCGTGGGTTTATTAATGTCTTTGGGTAATGCGGGTATACAGAGTTCGATGGCTGGTACAGCTTTAGAGAATATGTACAGGTATCTCGCCCGTTCCTTAACGGACAATGCCTCAAAGAAAGCTAAGGAAGCTTGGTCTACTCTGGGGATGTCCCGCCAAGATGTAACGGATCAAGAGGGTAATTTTATAGCTATGACCGACATCTTAGAGAAGATGAATATGGCTATGAAAGGGATGGATCCTATTGGAGTACAGGCTATATTTAAAAATATATTTGGAGTTAGAGGATTAAGAGCTGCTGCAACCTTAGCAAGGAACGTTGACCAAGCTAGAGGCTTCATCGGTATGTTATCAGATGAGGGTACTATTGGTGGGATAGCTCAAACAAAGATGGATCTAATGATGTCATCTTTAACAAACCAAGCAAATAGACTAACATCGGCTTGGAGAGGGATGAAAGCTCAATTTGCATCTGCTTTAGGGCCAACGTTAATCCCCATATTGGGGGGTTTACGAAAGCTAGTTGAAGTAATAAGCAGTTTACTTCAATCTCCCGTAGGTAAATTCCTAGCCCCTCTAGTCCTGGGATTCACTACCTTTGTAACTGTTATAGCAGCAAGTAAAGCAGCCGTACTAGGATTAGGGTATGCTTTAAAGACTCTCACTGTATCAATGGGTACCGTGGGGGCTTCAATGAAAATAATTACGGGGTTTATGGGAGTTGGGGGATTTAACTTAGCTCAAAAGGGTGCTGCCTTAGCCTTGGGGGCTTCCGCTGCCCCCATGCTACGTAAGACTAGTGCTGATCCAACCTTCTATTCTGGGGGTACTGTTTTTCACCAAGGTGGTAAGATGCGCTCTACTTCTGGGATCTCTATGATGTCCAAGTCTAATCCTCAGTACGCTTCTATGACTAGAAACAGTAAAAACCTTGCTCTAGTAACTGCGGGTTTACGAAAAAATACTCGTTTACTTGGAGCAGTCGGTGGCTCTCTGGGTATGTTGAAAAGAGGGGTTGGTTTATTGGGAGGACTAATGGGAGGTCCCTGGGGATTAGCTATATTTGCTATTGTATCCATCCTACCCAGTATAATATCCGCTTTTACATCCAACACCGAAGAGGTAGCTAAAAATACTATTGCTTTACAACCTGAGAAAGCCCCCTTATCTGCTGAAACCTTTGCTTTAATTGAGAACCGGAGAGTGGGAGATTTAATTGAACACCTTATCAATGTAGCAGTTCAAGCTAGAGAAGACGGTTTAATAACTCATGCAAGATTAGAAGAAATAATAGAATCGGGGGATATTAATAAGATTTTACAATATTTCTATTCCATAGAGGGAATAGCTGCTATAGGTTTAGAAGGTGGAAATAAAGAAGTAAACGAATAATTATGCAGATAGAAGGAAGTATAGGGATTTTCCCACAACGAGTACATAGACCGTTTTTATTTATAAACCCGGTATTAGCTAAGACTAACGCTAATGTACCACCGTACCGATTTTTCCCCTCGTGGATTCCCAAACGCTCTAGTAATATCTCGGATAGTAAATTTGTAGATATTAGACCGGACTCCCAAGAATTAGTATTATCAGGGATGGATTACAGAAAGGCCGTAAACTCAGATATCCCAAATCCTTTCCCAAAAGCTAAGATTGGGTTTTACGTATCTGACATCCCTTGGCTTATAAATCATCAAGGCTCCGACAATAACCTGGACAGTGAGATTGTTCTCGATTTTATACCCACCGAGATTAAGTTTTCCCAGGATTCTACGTTTACTCCCATAAAAGTAGTGGGTAGTAATAACCGCCCATTACACTACGGTGGTTCCGAGGATACCGTAACCATTAAGATAGATTGGTATGGGTATAAAGAAGGCCCCGTAGTAAAGAAATGCCGCTTCTTCGAACTTCTAACTAAAGCAGACGGTTGGAGAGCTTCTCCCCCCGTAGTAAAGATTGCTTGGGGAGTATCTCCCGTATTCCAAGGGAGAGCTTTTGTAGTAGTAAAGGCTCCTTATGTTCTTAGTTTATTCCAGAGGTCCCGTATCTATAAGGAGGATCTGAGTAATCTTTTAACCCGACATAGCTACGACCTTATGCCCATTCGAGCATCTCAAACCCTCACTCTAAAAGAAGTAACGGGATCACAGAAAACTCACAAAGAAATCGGGGATTTCCCCACTTTTTACTAATCATGATATATAACAAAGACATCCGTATTATACGCTTTAAGGACTCTACAGAGTTTATTGAAGATACTTCTTTAGATTCTTTATCTGTAAAGACGCAAGAAATATATAGGGTTAGAGAAGATGATACTTTGTTATCCATATCTACCCAGTTTTTTCAGACTACCACTAACTGGTATCGTATAGCTAATCATAATGACCTGGTGGACCCCTTTGAGTTAACCATTGGCCAACTCTTAAATATCCCGGATATTGAAAATTAATACTCCCATAGTAAAGATTTACCATAGTAATGGTGCTGAGTTTATGGTGGGTGGTGTAAACATTGGGCAGTTAGGTTTAATAAACTTCTCCTATGAGTACTCTGAAGATAAAGCTGACAAGGGTAAAATAACCCTAAGATTTAATCACGGGATACCCCTTAGGTTGAGGAGTATAAGCCCGGGTACTTATCTAAAACTTCGTTGGGGATACATTGGTAAACTCTCAAATTTTCGTAGTATAGCTGTTGAAGGACTTTCTACTGCCTACGATGATTCCGGATTCACTTTAAACATAAAGTATGTCTCTGCTGCTGATTACGTTCTAGATACAGAACCCGCTAGTATGAAGGATCTTATGGATAGAGGTATAACCGTTTCCTATACATACGAAGATAAAGCTGGGTTAACCCAGACCATAATTATAAACCAGAAAAAGGATGGAACCCAGACTACCTCATCTGTAGTTAATCAAGTAGTTCTTACTCCCCAGGCATTTCCAAAACCCGAGGGGGAAGATTGGGATGCCGGATATACAGACCCAAACCAGGGTTTCTATGCAGCTGCCCCTCCTGGCTCAGCCCGAGCGGGGAGAGCTGCTCTTAATAGCTCGGGTATTATAGAGGGTGAAAGTATCCGGGATATAACCACTGAGACAATGAGGGACAAGCTACAACTTATGTTAGCAGAATACCTTAAGACAGCCTTCGATAATAATTCTAAGCTCCAGACTCGTGACGGGAACATAGCTATATCTCCAAGTGGTCTTACTCAACCCCCCTCCTTTGGGATTCGAGTAGGTAACCATCTTACTAAGAAGAATTCCTTAGGCCTGATTTCTATTTCCATAGGGGAATCATCTGGCGCTGTAAAAGGGATAGGTTTCAATGGGCGACTATTTAACCCCCTAGTCAAGAGAGAACATAATATATATTCATACATAACAGACGGTACTGTCCCTGCCACCGTTTATGCTTACACAGTAGATGGAAAACTTCTCACTAAGGTACGTATCGGGTCTGAAGAAGAAGCTAACATAGGTAACTGGGAACAGGGAGAAGCAGAAGTATTGGGGACTTTAGTAGTAACTCCCGAAGGCCTAGCTTTACGTACAGCCTCGGGTAAAGAGAAGTTACTCTCTTCTAAAGAGGCCGAGAAATATGAACAGCAAATAGTCCAGATAAAAGAAGCCCAAGATTACAAGCAGAAACAAGATTTATTAAGACTTGCTCCAGGGCCGGGTTTTCAACGAGATGCTGATGGAAACTTATATTATAATCGACACGACGAGTATTATAGGGCTAACCCCAACACTGCTATCCCCGTTCCCAATGTTGACCAAGATGACGTTATGCTAGACATAGCTGAGAACGAAGGGTTTAACACTGAGAATCTTGATTACGTTACTAGGCGAGAAGTTGGGGCATTTGGAAGTAGAGAAGCTTTTAACCGAGCAGCTAACAGTGCCCTAGAGTCTTATTTCAATAAAACCAAAGCTAAAGTAGTTTTAGAGGGGATCCCCAGCATAGAGGTTGGCTTTTCATTCAATATCTATGGATTAGCGGACCTCCACAGTGGGCGTTATTACTGTAAGAAGACCACCCACACTATTCAAGCGGGGAGATATGTTACATCTTTAGAAGCTTTTAAAATCCCCACTGCTTTCTCGGGTAGGAAAGCGGGTAGTGCCATAGACCCTGAAAAAGCCACAGCCTGGGTAGACTACGATAAAATCGAAGCAGCCGCCGTTGATGCTTTGAATGAGAACTTTAATGTTCCTGAGTTACAGTTAGTCCGAGAAGAGAACCGAATTATAACTGACGGGTATTCCATTCCCATGACTGAAGAAAACTTTGATATACAAAATAAAGTAGAGCCTATTGGCCCAAGTAATTACATCAATGCCGATGGAGATTATATAAAGGATAAGAATGAGTAGCTCAATATCAGATACTATACGATTTAGGGGCGTTGAACATCTAAACCGCTTTTACAGTACTTACTACGGTATAGTTCGGGATATACGTGATAGCCTCCACCTAAACCGGATACTAGTAACCGTCCCCGAAGTATTCAGTGCGGATTTTACTATGTGGGCTTTACCCTTTAACCAGTTTTCGGGCAACGGGTATGGTATGCAGATTATGCCTCAGATGGGGGATACAGTAGTTATATCTTTCCGTTTTGGGGATCCTCGGTTTCCCCTCTGGGTTCACTCAAACTTTCACAAGGACGAGAAACCTCCAGAATTTGAAGAATTAGATACCTACGGCTTTATTACTCCAAAGGGGGTTAAGGTTTTAATACGGGATAAAGATGGATCTGTAGAAATAATAACTAAGAGTGGGAACCGAGTTTTTATGGAAGATAAAGACAAAATCTCCATAACCAATACCTCAAATCTAAATTTGGTTCTAGATAAGAATGAACTCAAGATGGGTAAAGATTCTTTAAAACACTTTACGATTGGAGAAGAGATTAAATCTTTACTTACCGATTTACATACCCATATTACTGCTTGGAGCACCTTACTAGTCTCTCCAACTCAGATACCCCCCATTGGGACGTCCACGGGCGACCCAAGTTTAGTAAAATGGCTAGGATCCTTATCAAAGATCTTATCCAAGTTTACTTAAGTATTTAGTTGCTTTATACTTTATGGGGTGTACTACTTAAGTATCTTAGGGATTACCATGGGTATCGCTATAAATTAACTGGTTGCACTTTTATTATATAGAAATATAATAATAACTAAGGGACCTTATAAAACACAATTCATCTTATTATATAATTAAATGGACATACCTAATTATCAATTTGGTTTATACTTTCCTATCGTTTTAGATAATGGAGCACCCGTAAACCCCGGCTTATCGGATTCCATCGATTCTTCGATCAGGAATATCCTAGCGTTTAGCTATACTAAGAGGTCCTTTCGTTATACTTTTGGAACTATACTGGAGACTCTCTTAGGAGACCCCTTTACTCAGGCCTTATTGGTAGCTATGGAACATTTCCTTGAGGAAGCCATTAAAAAATGGGAATTACGAATCATACTTAAGACGCTGGTCCTTACTCCCGATTATGAAAACAATACTCTAACTATAGATATAACCGCTTCCGTAAAAGATCGCGAGGAGCCATACCAATATTCTAGCCTACTATGAACAAATGGATAAAATACATAGACAGAAACTTTTCATCCATCGTAGCATCTGTACAAAGACAACTGGATGTTAATACTCCAGAATTAACTGATCGGAGTACCAGTAACCTATTGATGGTGATAGTAGATATCTTTGCTGGTGTCGGAGAGATGATCAATTATTATATAGACACAACTGCAAGAGAACTATACCTCTCAACTGCTCGAAGGTTTTCATCTTTATTAAAACTTGCAACCTTAGCTAATTATCAAGGTAAGGCCCGCTCTGCCAGCTACTCAACAGTAGTATTCACGGCTAAAGATGGGTCAGATGAAATATTAGAAGCTCCTACAGAGTTTACTATCCCACTAGGGACTATTCTCAACGATGAGAGAGGTTTCTCTTGGTTAACCCTACAAGCCCAAGTTTTTAGAAAGGGTTATAGGTCTATTCAAGTAGACGTAGTTCAGGTAGACCCCAGTAGTGCATACTCTATGGGTATATCAGATGGTTCTATTGATCAGATGTTTGTATTACCAACTAACTATAGACATGGGTCTTCTTCTATATCTGTAGCTGCAAGTCCTTGGGCATTTAGAGAATCTATGGGTTTCTCCAGTCCCACTGAACAACACTTCACAATTACTATGGAGTTAGACGGGGCTATATACGTAAGATTTGGGGATGGTGTTAATGGGAAAATCCCAACATCTGGTTTAGAAATTACTGCCTACATACAAACCACAGAAGGAGTTAATGGTAATGCGGATAAGGGTACTATAAAAACCATAGTATCAGCATTAACCACACCCGGCGTTGATCACCTAGATGTTACTAATAACAACAGAGCATCGGGAGGCCGAGCCATTGAAGGTATAGAAGAACTTCGTCGAGCTATCCCCTTATCGCTTAGAACTCTTAGTAGAGCCGTAACAAAACAAGATTATGAAGATACAGCAATTTTAAACTCAGATGTAAGAGCTGCCCGAGCATCCTTCGATTGTGGGATTGGTGTAGACTTGTTTATAGTATCACATGGAGGGGGTAACGTTCCTCAAGCTATTTTGGATGAGATAAAAGTATACGTTGAAAATAGAGCTATGATGAATGTCCCAGTTAGAACTTTTCCATCGGGAGAAACTATAGTAAAGGGGTACGCATCCATCACTAGTAGATTTAGGGTTCCCTTGGATGTATTAAACCTTTTAGTGGAAGAGGCCTTAGTTGAATTATATAACCCGTTTGTATCCAAGATTAACCAAGCAGTAAGGTTATCAGATATTATAGCAGCTATAGACGGAATAGACGAAGTAGATTTCTTAACTATCGATTGGATTTATGCTATGCCTTTCCTAAGACCTTCTAACCCTGCTTACACTTTGGATTATTCTATTACTGTTTTAGAAGCATCCTCTACCCGAACAGAGTGGACTATGGTATACGACCAAGTAACGGACCCAGCTAAACCCTTTATAATAAGTAAAGGAAGTATATTCCAAGTTAAAATGGCCCATAGCTCAACAGAGAGCGACGTGGGTGGTTTACTGGATATAACTATAGGGGATCTCCCCGGCTCAATCGCCCAAGGAGATTCATGGGCTTTTATTGTATACCCTTTTAATAAAGATATAGAGTTGGATGACCTATCTATACCCATAATTAACCCCGGCGATTTTGTTCTAGACATAACTCAGAAATATTTATAATGGCTAATCAAAATCCCCCTTTAGAACCGGCCCCAGTAGCAACGGGTAAACTAGACCCATTTTTCTTTAAGAGTCTTCCTGTATATTTTAAGGAGAATGATTCATATAAGAATGTGGATAATGAGGGGCTTCTAGAACGATACCTAAATTCTTTACAGACCATAAATGAGCAATTTGTTACGGATGTAGATAATCTAGCTTCCCAGATTTTTCCCAAGACAGCTGGGTATAAGTTCTTGGATTACATAGCGGCCCAATACGGGTACCCACCAGATACTTTCGGATACGATGACATCTTCTCATTATTATTAGAGAACATTACTATCCTAAACAAATCAAAGGGAACCATCCATGGCTTAACAAATTACTTTAAGTTATTAGGAGTAACCATTACTGTAACTATCTTCCCAAGAGAAACTTATTATCACGATGTAGATGAGGTTCTCCATGATGAAGTAACCTTCCATGATTCAGCCTGTTACTTGTGTACTAGGTATGCTATAAATATTGAAGATGTATCGACTGCTATGTCTCAACACTTTGAATTACCTTTAACTGATAACGAGAAAAGGGCAATACAAAGTATGTTTCTATATTTTTTACCACTAAATATGGTAATGACCGACTTCCAGTACAATGGAGTTACTCAAGATATACGCTTATTAGTAAACCTTATCTTAATGGATTGGGGTGCTGGAACTGGTAGTGGGTTTATAATTGGTCACGATACAGCAGACGTAGGTCACGACACTAGTGTAATAGGAGTAGATTAAATAAGAAAAACATAAAGATATGAAAAAAATACTATTAATACTTCTGATATTCTGTATGGGTATCTCAGTATTTTCCCAAACTCGAGTTCGCCCCCGAGAATTATCTACAGAGAGTACTATAACGGGTGCAGAGGTTTTCTTGTTGGACCGTTCGGACTATGGCTCATCAACCTTTAAGAAGATGTCTATTGAGGCTATTACTACTTATGTTTTATCTAATTCTGACTATAGTGGGGTAACCCTGGAGTTTGTAAGGCAAAATGGTAATACCCTGGATGGCCCTGTTATATTTAACGATAACATTACAATACCAACAGGTGCTGCCGATGGCATGTTTTGGCGTTCCAATGGTTCAGGATTGGGATCTTGGGCTTACCCGTTTTATATACAGGACGGTGATGGGTTTTCTATAACGAGTGGAGGTACATCTTATCAGAAAAAAGGAGAATTTACTCCTTGGACTATCCCGACTCAGTCAAACCCACAGGCTAATCTTATTAGCTTTCCGGTAGATTATAACAGTAGTGCTAAGCTCTTAACCTTTCAACAAGTATTTACCTTATTAAACACTGAACAGGCCTTTATGGAATTGTTTCCTGAGACTTCAATTCTTATGTGGCAAACGGGGGGTTGGAGTGGTACTACTCTCCCATCCATCGGAGTAAAATTATTTGATGGTGGAAGTATCCCCATAACCCTAGTTCCTGGTGATGAGAGCGATTTCGAATATGGAGAAGCTAATTCCACTAATTGTACTATGGCCTTTGTATCAATATCCGACAATACTTTATTCCTTGAGCCCACTATTACAACTTCCAATCAAGATCCGATATCCGTAATAATAACCCACACACCTTCGGGAGTGTCCAAGACCTGGTATGTTCAGTGGAGTAATACGGGACCCGGTGGCGGTGAACCGGGGATTAGGACAGAGAACCTAGAAGATTTAGCAGTAGAAACTATTAAGATTGATAATGATGCTATAACCGAAATGAAGATATGGGGATTAGAAGCGGGTATTAGTGGGGATATAGTAATGTCCAATGGGGGTGGGGCTTTTATGTACGGCTCTGAATCTGATCCTGTTTATACAGCTTGGGATAAGGATTATGATGATCTTACTAACACTCCCACTATCCCTAGTGGAGATCAGATTATCGACTGGACTATAAGTCAAGCTATCTCCCATATCCATGAAGATAATTATACTGATAACATTGGAACAGACGACCAAACAGCAGAAGAAGTTTACTTAGACGGTTACGTAATTCCTGAGGCTACGGGGGCTATCGGAACAGACGATGCTGTACAAGTAGCTATTGGAAAGTTAGAAAAGGGCTTAGAAGATGCTACACAGGGGGGCGGAGATGTAAACGTACAATCGGATTGGGATCAGTCCGATACAGGTTCGGATGATTTTATTAAGAATAAACCAACTATCCCAAGCGGTAATGCTATTCTGGATTGGACTACTGATCAAGGGGCTACTGATATCCATGCCGGAAACTACACTGATACGGACACTCAACTATCGGATGGGGACGTTGGAGCTTTTGGTTACATAAAAAATGCAGATGAAACAGATCAAGTATGGGTAAGTGATAGTGTTACTTATGCTGCTAAGTCTTGGGTTAAGGAAAGAATAAAAGACAGCTTGGAAGGTAGAGTATGGGGTAATCCAGTTCTTGTAGATGTTACAGGAACAGATACTACTAATTGGGGGGTGCAATCTTCTGGACTTTATCAAATAACAGAAGATGGTAAAACAGGCTGGGTTCCTATTGGTGATGATAGAACTATGAAAGGGAATACCGGGGAAAAGGCTTGGGATTTAAGTTATTCTGATTTTTCTGGTGATACTTGGGGTGCTAAAGGACTTCATTCTTTTGCAACAGGATATCTTACATCAGCTACAGGAATAGCTTCTTTTGCAGAGGGTAGTACAACAGTAGCATCTGGCGCTTCATCACACGCAGAGGGTTCTTGGGGAGAAGCTATAGGTGCTTCATCACACGCAGAAGGATATTGGGGATTTGCAATTGGTCATTATTCTCACGTAGAGGGACAACAAAACTATGCTTATGGTATAACATCTCACGCAGAGGGATACTTCACGATAGCAAGAAATGACAATTCACATTCTGGAGGAAAGAATACAATAGCAAATAATGATAATCAAAGAACTATAGGACAGTTTAATGATACTACTAATACTCTTTCTATTTTTGACATAGGAATAGGTACCGCTAATGATGCCAGACTAGATGCTCTTGAAATAGAAACTAATGGTAAAATTTATGCCTGGGGATTAGATGTTGGGGAAATAACAGACGATAAACAATTAATCACAAAAGAATATGCAGAAGCTAACTTTGGGGGACTATCCGATGCTCCCAGTAATGGGTCATTATATGGAAGGCAAGATGCTGCTTGGGCGTTAATCCCGGCAGGTACGAATTGGGAAAATGATTTGTCTCCCGCGGTTATCCACGCAAATAATTATGTAGATAATAATACTCAACTTTCTGATGGGGATGTAGGAGCTTTTGGTTACATTAAAAATGCAGATGAGACGGATCAAGTATTTGTAGCTTGGGATAAGGATTACGATGATCTTACTAACACTCCCACCATTCCTTCAGGTAACCAAATTATTGATTGGACTACAGACCAAGGAGGGACGGATATCCATGCTGGTAATTATACAGACAATAATACAACATACTCGGAAGCCCAACTGGACCAGGACGATGTCACCCTATTGGATATCCAAACTGCCACTATCAGTGATTTCCATAACATAGGAGGGACAGATGATATCCTGACTGATGGAGAGATCGGAGCTATGGGTTATATTAAATCCTATACTGACGACCAAGATTTAATAATGACCGGGGATGTCCTCTCTATCGAAGGAGGGCAGGGCTCAGTAGATCTCGCTACTTATGTAGATGATGCGGATGCGGATGCTTCAAATGAACTACAGAATATCGACGGCTCAGTATTAACAGGAACGGTATTAACTATAGGAATAGCAAACGGTACTAATGAAGATGTAGAGCTAAGCAGTTTAGTTGGTTCAGACGATCAGACTGGTAGTGAAGTATCCCTAGTGGTAACAGAGTTTAACGGTAATCTTTCTAGTGCTGATACTGATGTTCAAAAGGCTTTAGAAACTTTAGATAACATGGCAGGGGGTGGTAGTGTACCAGAAGCTCCTATCGATGGTTCAACCTACGGAAGGAAAGATGCAGATTGGGAAGCCATCGTTATTCCTTTAGCAGAGATTTTTGAAAAGACCTTAACGGATGCAGAAAATGATATCCCAATAGGCTTCACACTTAAAACTACTTCCTTAGTCTTCTTTAATGGGGATTTGATAAGGAGTTCTTCATGGAGCGGGGTGGGAACGTCTACCATAAACTTAAGCTTAGATACTAAGATATACGATAAAATAACAATTAAAAATTAAAACTATGAAAAGGATACTGATTACTATGGGTATTATCTTAATGAGTGTATTAGGGTATTCTCAAGCAACAAACGTTGCAGACTTCCGTATTACGAACGCCATTACGGCATTCGGGGTTAATCTTCCAATTGGGACAAAGGTTTATAACATTGATACAGAAGAATACTGGGTTGCCACTGCGGGAGTAGCTAATAACCTTACTCTGACCACGGGTAGTGCTTCTTTTACCCTTGTTGGAAAACAGGTTATTGATGTTCTCAACTTGAACGGGACGGATTTAGAAATAAGTCTATCGAATGATGGGGTTGCAACAGAAACTCTAGACCTATCTTCATTACAAGATGGAACCGGAACGGATGATCAAACTATTGATGTATCGAATTTGACAGGAACGGTATTACATCTAAGTTTAGAGAATGATGGAGAAGCAGATATAGAAATCGAATTATCTTCATTGCAGGATGGAACTGGGACAGATAACCAGACTGCTTCAGAAGTTCCCGTTACAGCTACGGGATTTGGCGGTAATCTGACAACAGGTGCAACAGATGTACAAACAGCATTACAGGAGATAAACGATCTATCCCTAGCGGGAGCCCCAACTACTTTAGATATCACTACTAAGACAGCAAATACATTTGACATAGAGTCTGACGGTACGGACATTACTTTACCCGCTTCTACTACTGATGATGCCGGTTTAATGACTGCCAGTCAATACGATAAGTTGGATGGAATAGAGGCTCTGGCTGAGGTTAACTACACTTCATTTACTCAGTTATTTGAAGAAGACGACCCCACTCCCACTCCTCATACTCTAACCTACACAGCCACTGATCTAACCGGTGCCCGAGTATCTGTAAATGGGGCAACACTAGATCCCAGTTTATATACATTATCAACTACTGAGTTAACCCTAGATGGTCCAGTTTACCAATGGGACCAAGTAATTATCACCTATACTCACGCTGAATAAACAAGAATAAGATGAAAAAGTTATTTATAATACTCATATTCCTTATACCGGCAGTCCTCCATGCTCAATTGTCGAGGGTCCCCGTTAAGAGAGTAACTAACGCAACTACAGTATTCTCTGAAAGTATCGCAGTAGGAACTCAGATATACGATATGAATGCAGAGAGGTTATACATAGCTACAGAGGGAGTAGTTTCTACTGGGACTCTATCTAATAATTCTTCTTCTTTCTTATACCTAGAGGACATTGACTGGGATCTTATGGATAATTCTTATCTTGATCGCAGTGCTTGGAATGGTACTTTTCAGGAGTCCTTTAATGCTTACGTATCCAGTAACGGTACAGTTCTTACTATGAGTTTACAAAGTGTCTTAAGCGGGGATTTAACTATGCAATTTAGTGATGGGCTTCTAGTGTTGGACTGCGACCCTGCTAAAACTATAGAATTAACTGAAGGAACAGCAACGAGTCCCCAATCTAACTACGTATACATCCCTCGTTCATCTAAGGTTTTAACCCTAAGTACTACTGGCTGGCCATCCACAGAACACATCAAGGTATCTTACTTCCTTGTTCAGGATGCTACTACAGTACAGAATTCTGGTGCCCTAATTAATCAGAACTGGAACGATGAACTTTCCAACCCCATTGATAATATGGGTCACATTACTCACATAGGGCAATGGGTAAGAAGTAGGGGAGCTAATTGGTTTAGTGGTTGTGATGGAGGAGGAACGGGAGGTGAATACATTAATCTCTACGCTGGCGGCGGTACGTTCCATGTAAATGCAGGAGTAATAATGCAAATGCACAAACACAGCTACACTGCTAAGAATACATCCACTACAGATGAAGCCCACTGTGCTAACTACCCTAGCGAAGCATTTAAAACAGTAACCGACCTTAATGAGATGCTGATAGATGCGCTAGGGGGAAGTTTAACAGGAAGATATTATAATATTATCATTGCGGGCGTTGCGAATAAGGGGGGTGAATATTCTCCACTAATGATCAAGCTTCCTCAAGGAAGCTATAACAGTAGCGAAAATGCGATTAAAGATATTGATGGTTACGATAATTACCAAATGCCGAGAGAATTTAATAAAGAAAGTTCCACAGGGTTTTTGATTGCGAGAATCACTATAAGGAATCAGGGTGATGCTACGTTTACTATAGAGAACACCCAGGATTTAAGAGGGTTGATTGGGGCAACGGCTAGTGGAAGTACAGGCGGTACTACCTTAATGGAGTATTCGGATTCCCAATTTAGGATATATAATAATATAAATGCCACTAAGGTTGTTTCTTTCGATGTAAGTGGAGTTACAGCAGGTAATACCCGGGCCATGGGAATTCCCGATGAGGATGGGACCCTAGCTTTAGAAGAAAACATAATTGATTGGGAAGTAAACCAGGAGACAGCCCACGTTATACATGTTGGGAATTATGTTGATAATGTAGATGATGCAGATGCTAGTATCACTAACGAGATCCAGGATATCTCGGGCTCAGTATTAACGGGAACTCTTTTAACCATAGGGATCGATGGGGGATCAAATGAAGATGTAGAACTATCTTCCTTACAAGATGGGACAGGGTCAGATACCCAGGACCTAAGTTGGAATAGTGGTACTCACTCAGTAGACATAACTACTGGATCAGATGCGGTTATACCCATTGCTTCAACATCAGTAATAGGATTATTGCCTACGGCTAAGTGGGATGAGATAGTGGTTAATAACGGTAAAATAAGCTATACTGATGCTTCCGATGTAGGTTCAAATACTTCCTTTAGGACTACTCCTAGTACTATTATTACTGCAGGATCAAATCTTACTTGGGATGGGAATATTCTTAATGCTACGGGGGATGGAACAGGAACAGATTCTCAAACTTTAACTTGGACTGACGGAACAGACAACCTAGCTATTAGTGGAGGGAATAATGTTACTATAGATGGTTTTGCCCCAAGTCTAGGAGCCGACGATAACTACGTTACCGATTCGGAACTTACCATAGTACAAGCAACATCTGGAGCAAATTCAGGCGATAACGCTACCAATACTCAATACTCTGGACTTGTAACAAACGCTAATCATACTGACGAAGTAACCGGAAGTGGAGCTTTAACAATTACAGACAATGTAGTTGATGAGGCCAATTTAAAAATAAGTAATACTCCATCTAACGGAGACTATTTACAGTATGCGGATGGCACAGACCAATTAACATGGGATGCTATTACTGGCGGAGGTAATGTATCAAATACTGGAACACCAGTAAATAACCAAGTTGCTATATGGACTGATGCTACTACTTTAGAGGGTGATGCTGATCTAACTTTTGATGGAACAGATTTACTTATTGGTGGAGATATAAAAGCTAAGACACAAACGAATACGGTACTTAATGGAAGTCAGACAGCAGATTTTTCACATGATGCTGCTAGTGGGGATATAGGAGCTTATCAAGTAAATAAAGGATCATTAACACTTAGTATTCATAATCTTTCAAGCGGTATGCAAGGGACTATCTTTTTAGATTTTCATACTACTACTGTAACGGGATTAACCGTTAATACATTTTCTGATGCTGGTTCTACTGGATTAACAGAAATTGTTTTGGGAAGTGCAAGTGCCCCTGCCATTAATTTAATGACATCTGTAACATATACTTGCGCCTATGATGGTACGAATACATACGTTGCTTTGGTTTACGGACAAGAAGAATAAAATTTAGAGATATGAAAAAGTTTATAATAATCGCATTGGTTTTGATTTCTATGGCTAGCTATTCTCAATTAGTTATGGAGCCTAAAATAGTTTTAAGATCCGTTGGAAGCGAATGGAAGTTCATAAAGATATATGAGAATTTTGTAACAGAGCCTGTCCCTGTAGAACAGGATTCTGTTATATACTCTTTTGATGCTATTCCTTACGGGATATCAGAAAGGATTTTAAAAGATGGATATGAACAGATAGGAGATACTGTATATAAGTATTCGAAGAGAGTTCGTATTGACCTTTCTTATGGTAGGAGATTAGTTCTTTACCAATATGTAAATAAAATGGTATATTTAAATGAATCCCGATCTGACGAAGAGAAGATGTATTTTTATGTAGAGAAGGCTTACGAATTTGATGTCAGTAATGATTTCTTTTATAACTATCCTGCTGTAGATAGTTTATTACACCCAATAATTGAGGAGGAAGTAGAATGAAGAAGTTAATACTATCCATATTTATTTTATTAATGAGTATAGTAAGTTTTTCTCAACACCATACTATGCACACTTTAGCTGGTCAAGGATCGAGCGAAGCAGAAAGTGGTTTAGAAATAAAATGGGATTTAATGTCTGAGGCTGGATCATTAATTTCTATGAGCCATGACGTTGAATACTCAAATGACGGCGGCGTTTCTTGGACGCCAATTGTTGCAGGATTAAATAAAAGCCTTACTTATAATTCAGAAGCTTCCGGAGATTTTCAATACATAGTTAAGACAGATGAAAGTATAACTTATTTTAAGTTTGGCAACTATAGTTCATATATGGTTGGTGACATGGTAATTACGGGCGGTTCAACTTTAAATACTTTATATAACAGTTTTTTGTATACATCCGAGATAACATCCATGGACTTATCAGGGATGGATGTATCTAATGTTACTAACATGGACGGTACATTTTGGGGCATGACTAATTTAACAACACTAAATTTATCAGGATGGAATATAACTAGCAGTCTTACTAATTTAGAATACGCATTTTATCTGTGCGTAAATTTAACATCTTTGGACTTATCAGGTTGGGATGTATCAGGAGTAACTACTTTATATAATACATTTTCCGGCATGACTAATTTAGCAACACTAAATTTATCAGGATGGGAAACATCCAGTAATCTTGCTAATATGAATCGTGCCTTTGCTAGCATGAAAGAAATAACATCTTTAGATCTATCAGGGTGGGAAACAGCGTATGTTTCAGATTTTACATATACATTTGGTTACTCAACTAAATTAGTATGTATAACAAACATCAATACAACCCGTTCAGGAGCAATAAAAACAAATATGTTTACTGGTTCCACGGCATTTACTCAACCTAATGCAGCAGCAAGAACAGACATTACAGATACAGACGGAGCAGATTGGACTAATGCTGGGGATTGTCCTCCTTAAAATATAAATAACTATATGAAAACACTTCTTATATTACTTCTAACATTCCTTACTGTATCCCTTAGTGCCCAGGTTATGGACGTCAAGACTGTAAGAGTATTAAATAGCACCACAGCTTTCGGTAGGGGGTTATCCGTGGGAAGCCAAGTATACGATATAACTGCTAGGAAATTATACATAGCTGTAGAAGCAGTAGTGGGTACATCCGATTTAACATCAGCTACTACATCCTTTGATCTAGTTGGGGATGTATCTGGCCTAGAGTATAGATCAGACGATGGTGGCTCTACTTATGGTTGGGCTATTATAGATAGGATAGATGCTAACTTTGGTCCTGTTGGGTCTAACGCTGTAGATTTAAGTTATAATTCCAGTGCGTCCACTACTAAAGGAGCAACCGGTGATAGGTCTAACGCTATGGGTCAATCAACTACTGTCTCTGGGGGTTCTGGGGCTAATGTTAATGGGTATGGTAATAATGTAGTGGGTAGTAACGGTTCCAATTCTAATGGGTTTCAGAATTGGGTTAATGCTAGTACTGGGGCTAATGCTAATGGTAACGGTAATCAAGCTAATAATTCTTCTATGACCGCTATAGGTCAGTATAATAACTACGGTACTGCAACAACCATACTAGAAGTGGGAGTTGGTACTGAAGATGCAGATAGAATAAATGGTTTTGAAGTACACACTACTGGGGTAATTTTATTTCCACATACAGAAATAGCAGATATAACCAACGATAAATCAGTTAT